GACCGGGGTGCGCTCGCGGCGCGTGTCGGCCTCGATCACGGTCCCGTCGTCGACGTCGTCCATGTCGTCGTCGGCGCACGCCTCGTCGGCCGCCGGCTCGACGTCAGGCGCGATCTCGTCCCAGGGTATGGTGACGTCGTTGCCCTGGTCGTCGATCAGGTTGACGTATCGGCGCCCGTTCGCGTTCAGCTCGATGGGGACGTTCCAGATCGTGCCGTCCTCGCGCGTGATGAGTGCCATCTCCGGATCGGAGAACGCGTCGGGGTCGGGCAGCCCTACGGGCTCGTTCGTGTTCATATCCGCCTCTCAGAAGTCTCAGGCGGTAGGTTTGTTCCGCCTGCACGTGTCGCGTGTGGCACCGGCTGCGCCCCTCGATTTCGGACCCGAGGGGCGTGGCCTTACTACTTGGTCTCGTGCGTGATGCGCCTGACCTGTGCGGGTGACAGGCCCGTCCAGCGCGCGAGGGCCATGTCTGGAACCTCGTCGGCGCTCGCGGCCTTGATGGCCTCGTTGCGCTCGTCGAGTAGAGCCTTCTTGCGCTCCGCATGCTCCTTCAGCGCGTCGGCGGCTTCGGTGACTAGTTCACGGTGTCCCATGAGAACGTATGATCGCATATCCACCAGGGCAGACGCAAAACCTTACGGTCATGAATCCACCGGCCTTGCGCAATGTCAGGGGCACACCCTACCGTGGACCACTGACACGCGACACAACACCACGAAGGGCCACACCATGGACCACCACCGCAAGCCCAGTCACTGGCTGCTGCTCACAGCCTCGTGCGCATTCGTCGCCGCCGTGACAGCCGGCTACGGAGCCGACGTGTTCGACGGCATCCGCGCTGCGGCTACCGAGCTGGCGTGGTTCACGCGCGCCGCGACCACCGACGCGAAAGAGCTAGTTTGGGTCGCCGCACAGTGACGAGCCGCCGAAAGCTCTCACCATTCGGAAACGGGCCGGTCGCCGTCACGTTCTGGTGGGTGTTCAACGCGGTGTGGTTCGGGGCGTGCATCGTCGCGGCGATCTACCTCGTGAGGATCTTGGTCGCGATGCTCTACGTGGCGTTCGTGCAGGGCGTCGGCGCACCGGGGGGATGATGGCGCCCATGGCATATACGACGGATGAGGCCGTCAGTGTTCGGGTGCTCGCGTGCCGTGACTGTGCGGGCATGCGTGCGCTCGATCTCGCGAGCCTGTTCCCGAGCGCGGAGGAGCCGTGCGAGTGCGGTTGCGGCTGGTTCCGGATCATGTGCCAGATGTGCGGCCGAGTTATCGGGGAGGCGACGACGGTGGAACCCGTCAACCTCTGCGCACTTCTGACATAACGTCGATTAACGGCAAAGGGGAGTGACCGTGACAGACCTAGCGCAAGTCCTACGGGACCACGACGCCGACCGGATGGTCTGCTACGACCACGACGGGCTGTGCTGCCCTTCGTGCGACGCGCACGACTTCCCCGACCGGGAAGAGCACCAGGCAGACGCGGTGCGCCAGAGCATGGCGAGCTGTGACAGGTGCGGGGGCCGATGACGGCCGCAGAGCGCGAGCGTGCCGAAGAGCTGGCGCACGGCGGCCTGGCATCACGAGACGGCGACCTGGTCGAGCTGGGCGACGGTGTCCAGTGGTACCTGAACGGCGCACCCTGGGCACGCGATGAGGCCGACGGGCTGATATTCCAGGACCGCGCACGCGTCGCCCACATGAGGCAGCAGCGAGCGCAGAGAGCATGACGAGAGCCCCCACCAGGCAGGCGGTGGGGGCTCTCGTGTGCCCCGTGATGAGACGGCCCGGGGCTGGCCCGCCGTAGCATCCGCGCGGACGCTCAACGACGTAGCTTCCGGGCGGCACCTCGCCGACGACGCTACCAGGGGGCGAACGGCCCGCCACCCCTCTGCGGTGTCGGGCCGTCCGTTTGCGGGATGCCCCGTGGCCCCAAGGGAAGGAGGGGCACGCCTTGACACGGGGGCCACCTGGTGTGTCAGAGGATCAGACTCAGGTCCCGCCGACGACGCTACCAGCCGCCGAGCCGTGGGCGTTCGGTCCATACGTCGATCGGTCCGACGTCGGATTCCCGCATCCGGGTCAGGGCCTGCGAGGTCGAGTCGACGATGTCGTCGTGCTCGCCGGTGGGGAACGCGGACAGCTCGGTCACGAAGTCGTCGACGAAACTGTGGCCCTCCGGGAGGCTGACCTGCTTCGCTTCGACGAGCGGGGCGACGGACTGTGCCCGGACCACCTTGGAGCCGTTCGCCGCGCTGACGGGCACGGGCACGATGCCGTTCAGCTCGCGCTGCAGCGTCGAGATCGCCGCCGCGCCGTTCGCTGCTTTCTCGACGAGGTGAGCCGTCGCGTTCGGAAACCGGCCGATGAACGAGCGCATACGGTCGAGCTGCACCGTGAACTCACCGCGGAACCGGATCATGTCCAGGAGGTAGTACTTGTTCCCGGTGCGCTGCCAGGCGGTACCGACGCACCAGTCCCCCGTCTCTTCGCCGCCGGTGCCGAACGTCAGGTCCCATGACGTGATGACCTGGTCCGCCGTCGGGAGATCCTGCGGCGAGTGGTACAGCCACCACGCGAGCTTGAAGACAGTGCCGTCGACGTCGCCCGGGTGCTGCTGATAGAGCGCGTTGAACACCGCGGTGCCGACGATGCGCTTCGTCTTCTCCCACCGGGCCAGGGCTTCGGCCGGCGTCTCGTGGCGCTGCACGGACAGCAGCGGTTCCCCTGCGGCGCGCCCGAGCGTGTCGCCCTCCTCCGCGATGGCGGGGAAGACCAGGTGCCGCCACCCGTCGTCCCGGTCTTTCAGCAGGCGCCCGTTCAGGTCGTCCTCATGCCACCTGGTCGCGATCGACAGGACGATGCTGCCGTTCTCGCGCATGCGGGGCTTGACGACGGACGTCCACATTGACCAGACCTTGTCCCGCATGGTCTTGCTGTACGCGTCGGACATGTGCTTGATGGGGTCGTCGATGATCGCGACGCGGAGGCGGCGCCCGGACAGGCCGCCGGTGAGGCCACGGGCGAGGATGCCGCCCTTTCCGCCGACGGTCCATGCCTTGACGCCGCCGATGCTCTTGGTGTTGCCGCGCTCGTCGTACTCGGTCTTCACGTCGAGGCTGAATTTCTCCGCCAGGGACGCCTCCGCCGAGATGAGGCCGATGTCCCAGGTGGGGCGGTTCAGGGTGAGCCAGAGCGGGAAGATGACGGACGCGATCTGTGACTTGCCCGAGCCGGGGGGCATGCTGATCATGATGTTCGTGTCGAGGCCCTGGTCGGCCCGCTCGACGGCTTTGCCTAGGGCTTCCATGAGCGCGTCGGTGTGCGCCCGGGGAATGTAGGTGGGGCCGACGACGTCGCGTGCGAGGTCCCCCAGGGCCATGGATGCCTGCCGGCATGCTTCCAGGCGCTTGATCAGCGCGACGCGTTCCATCGGGGTGGAGCTGGCGTACAGCCGGCGGATCTCGTCGTCCGTCAGGCTGCACAGGACGTCAGTTCCCGGGGGGGCTGGGGTCGTCGTCGTCATCGTCGGCGGGTGCGTCGGTGGTGCGCTCGGCGAGGAGAGCGTTCAGCTTCTCGTCGAGCTGGGCGTTCGCGCCGTGCAGGGTGATGGCTTGGCCGGGGACGTGGCCGGTGCGGTCGAGGATCGAGTTCGCGGCGCGGATGCGGTCGACTGATTTCTCGCTCATGTGCTCGTCGCGGACGATGTCACCGAGTGCGCGCATGGCGTCTTCGACGTAGTCGAACAGGCTGATGGTGGTTGCTTCGATGCGGCGTTCGGGGTGGGTGGCGTGCAGCCCGCAGAACTCTCCGACGGTGCGTGTGTTCTCGCATCGCCGTTTCGCGTGGTCTCGGCCGACGAGGTGTGTGCACTGGTGGTCGTCGTCGGACATCCGTGGTTCCTCCCCGTTTGTCGTCAGCGGTGCAGTTGTTCGTCGATGCCTGCTGTGAGTCCTGTCATGGCGCTGGCTGCCCACATCATGATGAACGCCTCTGTGGCGGTGTAGGGGTGTGCGATCCACCACACGCCCCAGGTGAGGCCGGTGGTGATCCAGAACCCGAGGCAGTAAGGGCATGACACGAGGGTGTCGAACCACTGGGCTACGGGGTGGGTGCTTGCGCGTAGGCGGCCGTGGATGGGTTCGGTGATGCTGTCGATCGCGGCGAGGCGCCAGAGGCGGAAGCCGGCGAGGCCGAGCAGGATCACCCAGGCGATGGGGGTCATGGGTGGTTTCCGGTCTGTGGGGTGGCGTGGATGGCGTCTTCGGGGACGACGCGGTTTCCGTTGGGTGTGTTCAGGACGCGGTAGCGCATGCGGCGCTTGCGTGGGTTGCGGCGTGGGTCGGGGGCTTTGGGGTTGTTGGTGCGGTGGTGGTCGGGGACGCCGGGGATCTCGAAGATGGAGTGTGTGGAGAGGCCGGCGCGGCGGAGGTGGGGTTCGACGGCGTTCGCGAACGTGGACTCATGGGAGGAGAGCCAGAGCTGCCCGGGGGGCAGGATCTTCGCGGTGTACGTCTTGGGGTCGTGCATAGCGGTGCCGCCGAGGTGGGCGAGGTTGCCGTACAGGGTGCGGACCTGGGGGGCGGCGATGTTCATCTGTTCGGCGATGGTCAGGGCGCGGCGCATCTGTCGTTTGTGCACGAGCATCGGTACGTGCAGGTCGTAGTTGTAGAGCACCGTGCCGGGCATCATGCGGCGGAGAACCTTTTCGGTCTCGCGGAGGCCGACGGCCCATTTGCTGGTCCAGGTCGTGAACATGCGGGCGACGTTCTCGGACCGGCCGCGGTGGATGGGGGGGACCTCGTCGAGGGGCTGCAGGAGGTAGAAGTCGTCGTTCCACATGATCCATGGATCGGTGACGTCGGGGTTGTCGCATGCCCACCGGTAGTGCGCGCGGGTGGTGCGGTATTTCGGGGTGAGGGTGGGGCGTTTGACGGCGGTCAGGCGGGGGTGGTCGGTGTTGAGCCATGCGGGCCAGGACCCGACGATCCATATGTGGTGGTAGGGCAGGTTGCGGTCGATGGACCGTAGCGCGTAGCGCAGCTCGCGGTTCTCGCCGGGGCGGCATGGCAGAACGACGTCGGGTGCGTCCTCGCGGTACGGCATTGGTCCCCCTGTGTCCGGGTCGATGTGTGTGCATCGTAGGTCGGGGGGTGGTGTGTGGTGTGGATCTTCACACCCCGACACGGCGAGACATTACCGAACATGTTTGCGCCGTTGACGGTGCATATGTCAACATGGAGGTTCTAGTGTCCGGAGCCGAGACCGGACCAGGTGAAGGGACACAACCGTGGGGTACTCAGACGGCATCGGGTTTGCCGCAATCTTCTTGCTCGCCTTCGCGATCGTGAAGGGCAAGGGCTCCGGGCCATGGATGATCGCGGTGTTCGCGTGCGCGCTGATCGTGGGAACGGCGCCGATGATCACGGGAATTCTGCCCGGGATCGTGAACGGCTTCGCGACGGCGATATCGCAGGCCGTGTTCGGTCAGGGTGTCGGGGCAGTCGACGCGTACTCCCCCGCCGTCATCCTGATCTGCCTCGTCCTCGCGGTGTACTGGCTGAGGGACGGCCACGTCAGCAAGGCCGAGCAGTGGGGGTTCGTGGTCTGCGCGTTCATCCTGGGCTCTACGCCGCTGATCCAATCGTGGTACACGCCGATGGTGAACTCCGTGTGGGCCATGATCCCTGTATGATCGCCGGGTAGCTCCGTCGTACCGCAAGGACTGCATCCGGAACGGCCCCCACCACACGGTGGGGGCCGTTCTGGTGTTCAGGGGCTGGTGTGCCGGACCGGGGGCTGCTGCAGACCATGCATGACCGCGGACTCGAAGTCGCCCGCCGTGGCGGCGTCGCCTTCGACCTGCTCGCGCGGGACCCGGACAGGCTCGGCGGCCGTGGTGGTCGGCTCGTCGTCGTCGTCGGGCATCGTCGAGCTGGTGCGCACGCCGGCCTGCTGCGTGACGGGCAGGCGCGCCTCGGTGGCCACTCCCCCGCGTGACGTCTGCGCGACGGCCGCGCCGAGCCGTTCCATGAACGCGGCCGGTGCTGGCGTCGGCGACGGGGGGCCCGCGCTCGGCTGCTCCTCGGGGACCAGGTTCCGGGGCATCACGAGCGGTGCGTCGTCGCCTGCGATGAGCGCGGCCAGGACGCGGCGGTCCAGGTCGGTGATGCGGTCCTTGGTGTCGATGTTGATGTCCATGCGGGTGCCTTCCGTGTGGTGGTGTGACTGTGCCCCCCTGGGGCTTCGGAACCAGGGGGGCACAGTGGTCGAGGTTACAGGGCGGCGCGGATGCGGTGCCGCAGCCGGCGTCCGCGGGTGTCGTCCGAGAACAGGACGGCCAGGATCTCGGCGTCGGATGCGGCGTACCCGTCAGCGAGGCTGACCCGGGGGTCGGTGTCGGTGAGGGTGTCGTCCGCGGCCCGGAGGGTCTGCCAGTCCGGGACCGGGTCGGGCAGGTCGCGCAGGCGTGCGGCGTCGGCGCGACACAGGGCACAGATCGGCTCACCGTCACGAGTGGTGCGGTCGGTGCGCTCCCCGTGCGGGCACGGGTGTGTGGTGCGGTGGGTCGTGGCCTGGCTCATGAGGATCACCTCCGGGTTCCGTCGCTTTCTCGTCGTGTCGGTGTGTCTGGTCGGTCCCATTATCACGCCGGTTGGCCGAATTGACCACCCCTTACCCCTGGTGGGTATGTCAGGTGGCCTGTTCCATCCAGACGGCGAACACCGTGGTGATGAACCGGTCCAGCGCTTCGGTCATGCGCCCGTTGCACCCGTAGACGATCCGGTCGGATACCTCCTCACCGCGGAAGTGCTCCGCGATAACCACCGTCAGCGAACGGTCGATCATCTGCGCCATACGCAGCTCCCGCGCCTTCGGGTGCTCCTCCAAGCGGTGGTTCTTCTTGAAGTCGTCGAGCGTGGCGTTCTCGGCGTCGGTTAGGTCGGTGCCGGCGATGTTGTGTCCTTCGGTGATCAGAACAGCGCCGCGGATCTCTCCGGGTGGCACTGGTGGTTCGAGACCGATGGCGCCGATCGACAGGCCGTGCGCGAGGTTGTGCAGGACGGCCATGGGGTGCATCGCCTGCCAGAGACTGAACGGGACGGGCACGCTGATGCACAGCGGGTGGTCGGGTCCTTCCGCGACGAGCATCAGGGTTGGTGCGAGGTCCCACCGGTCCAGCTTGCGCCCGGATTCTAGGACGGCCAGGGCG